GCGAGATAAAACTCGCTCATTTCTACATATCCGTGTGGAATAGGTAGAGTTTGGTGATCATTTTCACTTAACGAATACTAAGAGGGATCGGAAAATAGTGCCTCGAGAGATACCTGACTCTCTCGAGCCAGGCAAAAGGAGGAGGACTCAACCCCTAATTGGGATCAATCCTCTGATTGCTAACGCATAAACTGCACCTTAACTAGGGTGCCTACTCCCCAGAAATGGAAAGAGGGTTTAAAGCGCAATAATTACAATTCTAGTATAATATATAGTGGAAGTAGTTCCCCAACGAGCTTGATGAGGTTTGAATCCTCTTTAAAACTTGAAGGCTAGCACCCTACACTCGAATAGAGCATAAGGGCTATGGAGCTATGTATTATAGTTGAGCGAATTGTTGAGTTCAAGACTGCCGTTAAGGCAGATTATCTATAAAATAAGAGATAAGGGATAGGAATGGAATGGAATATAACATTCGATAAGCCTAACCCGCAAGGGAGTCAAAAAGACTTTAAATGGGCATCCTAGGAAGAAAATCCCTAGGCGTATGTTAGACGAATTTCCGGACTGAAAAGATAAGTCTTGTGGAAGTGATATTCTCAATGAATTGCTTTCTATCAGAAAATATAGCTACTAATTTTAATTTTAGAAATTCTACATTTTCCGATCAAACTATCACGAAATCTTTTGGATTTCTGGTGGAGAAAAGTATTAAAAGTTTTAATGGTATGGTCTTCAGAAATGAAGGCCGCTCATTAATTGGTTATCTTTTACAAAAGGTAGCCGATGTGGGTGGTAAAGTATCGCGGTTTAGAGTAATTGGTGTTTGCATTTTCTCCTTTCGGGTTGCACGTATGTTTAAGCATGAAGGTGTTAAAGGGGTTGTTCTAACCCTGAAAACCTCCCATGTTTTACTTATGCAGTCCTTAGCTGGTTACAGAATTACTGATCAGGGCCCTTTAAAGCGGAGAGTTCGGCGGGATCGTACAGGACTTCCTTTATGGATTCCTCGTAAACACCGTGAGCTCCTTCGTGCTAAAGATAATGGTATTATCCGATTATGGTCGAGTTTACTCGCCTTATATCGGGTTTTAGAGATGCCAGGTACCTTGAAACTTAATTCAATTACTGATGGTGGTCCTAAGCTGGATCTATTGAGTCTTGAGGATAAAAAGCAGTTGAATGAAGTCATAAATCGCTTCTGAGACCGCCTTAATCTTCCAAGGCTTAAGGATGAATATCGTGGAATGAAATTCACTTTGTTTCCGATCGGGACAAGCTCGCCTCAGACTGTTAATTCCACTTTCAGTCTTGGGGAAGAGAGTTGGAGTAGCCGAGTTATCTCGTCTACCCCTCTAAATATATGGGGTTATGCCCGTATATGGTTGGCAAAGCAAAATGTTTGATTTTATGAACATATGCTTGCATTCTTAGAGTCAACCGATCAGAAAGATTGATTTCTTACCACATTGTGGAAGGTGGGTGTTTCCGACTTTGATAAGTTGGTCCCTGCCAAAGCATTGGAATATTTCTCTTTCGAGTACAAGAGCGAAAATTTGTTCTTGTCGCGATGACTTGGGAAACTGGGTTTTAAGGAAGAGCCGGCTGGGAAGGTTAGGGTTTTCGCTATGGTAGACGTATGGACACAATGGTTGTTCTATCCCCTCCACAAGTTCATTCAAGGCATTCTTCGTAATTTAAATGAAGATGCCACGTTTGATCAAGTGGGGAAACTAGAGAGGAAGTTGCTAGAGATGCAGAAGAAGTACCGGAAGGCGAAAGCCTTCTCGTACGATTTATCCTCTGCGACTGATAGATTACCTGTTTTGCTTCAGGTTTATATCTTAAGACCCTTGCTAGGGTTAAAGAGCGCTATTGGCTGAGCTAATGTATTAATCACGAGAAAGTACTTTATTTCAGGTAAAACTGCTGAGAAGTATGGTATTAAGGAAAGTGATAGATCGTTGGCATATGCTGTAGGTCAGCCCATGGGAGCATTATCATCATGGGTAATGCTAGCCCTAACTCACCACATTATAGTACAGTGAGCTTTCTATTCTGCTAAGACTAGAAGGCTGAAAGGAGAATGATTCTTTAAAGATTATATCGTACTAGGAGATGATGTCGTTATTTTTGACCCTCTCACAGCTGCACGTTATTATTTCATTATGACGAAGAAGCTGGGGGTTGAGATTGGATTGGCAAAGTCGATTGTTTCAAAATCCTCATGGACTCTTGAGTTTGCTAAAAAGTACTACGTGGACGGTATGAAAGCTAATATGCTCCCATTAAGAGACGTAATAGTTACTAGTATCGCTACTTCAATGCTACCAGAATTCATTAAGAAACATTCGGTGACGTTTAATCACTATTTAAAGCTGCGTGGCTTAGGTTACAAGGCTAGAGCCAAATTAACGGCTAATTTATGAAATATGCCTCAAAGGCTCAGAGTATATACAGTTCTACAGGCTAGGGAGGAAATGAACTGGCTGGAGTGAATCTCATTGAAAAGAGCGGGAACCCACTTTATTCTTAATCGAGAGATTCTGATGAAAATCTACTTCTTAATTTTAGATGATAGATTGGCTATTAGAAAACGCTTGGTGAAGTTGGGGAAACAATTACAAGATGAGTGAAACTTTGGTTGACAGCATCCACAATTTGAATTAGGTACCAGCTCGGAAGGTAGACCTCCGGATCGGGATGTAAATCCCTTTCCTGGATACCACCTACTAGAACAGTTTGAGTACCCACCATTATGGTGGCCTTCTTACCAGAAGGCTATGGATAATTTGACGCTGGTTGAACTGAGAGAACGTATATGCGATCTCCATATGGACAATGATCATTGGTCAGAAAAGTCGATGGATTTCAAGAACCTGACGTGGTTCACTTACGTCCATTCTCCGGAGAAGTCTTTTCGAGACCTCCAGAGTTTATATCGGGACTGAGTGAGATATAATTCGGTGTTTCTAAAGCACTGAACACCATCTAAACGCTCGGTGAAATCGGAATTAAGTGAGAGCTTAGTGAAGACGCCGGGTCTAAGTCTAATGACTTTACCTATGTGCAAATCCTTGAGTCTTATAGTATGAGGTGATATACCTTTCGAAGATTTCAGTAGAATAAGTGACGTGGCCTTAAAAGCCGCTGATGATGCTGAGATTGAACCTGGAAGTACTCGTCGTGTCGCTGAAATGGCGATACAATATAGTATGGACTGGGGGACTGTCTGAAATAAGACTAAGAATATCGTAATGAAATTCATTACTCTAATCAGTTACGTTTGACTAGCTATTCTTTTTGCTATGATATACGGAGGTTCGCCGGAACCGGTAATTATTATTTTACCGTCGGCCCTTGAAGTTTTATCACCCCTAACTTTAGAGGTTGATAATTATCGAGGAGTAGAACCGTTTGTGCTGTTTGGATTGATCCTCTGTGCGCTGCTTATATTTGTTGCTTTTAGGACAATTACTTTATCTGATAAAGTGGAAATGGATAGGCTCATTTCAGAGCTAACACAGGCCCACTCTCAGGTTGACTCCCTTAACTTGGAGTTAACTATTTTGAGACAATCAGTTGAAGTATTAACTCGATCAAATATCGAGGTCCTTGCCCATCTAGACGTAGCTCATGGAATGATAGATGCTCTTAGTTCTATGTAAGTTACTTGAGACAAGAGATACGTACATCCATAATTAGGAGATTGTAAAATGTCTCACTAATTATTATCGAAACCGAATACTGATCGGAAAATCCAC